ATCGACGGGTAAGACGCCGTGGCCAGCGTCTGGGCCTCGTCGCAGTCCTTGCCGTCGACCTCGAAGGTGGCGGTGAGCATGCCGCCCACCTCGCACGAGAACTCACCGCTGGTGACCTTGCAGCCCAGAAACGACTTGTCGGTGACGACTCCGGTGGTGAGCGGCACGCCCTTCTGGATCGTCAGCGACTTCCCGGCGACCGAGGCGAGCAGGTGCGTCTGCAGGTACGCCGTGGTCGCGGCCTGCTGCACGGGCGTGACCGTCGTGCCCATGAGCGCCTGCAGCAGCAGGCCCATCGACTTGTTGGTGACCTCGAAGTCGATGCTGCCCTGCACCTCCCTGCGGGTCAGCACGCGCCGCGACGACAGCGGCAGCAGCCGGCTCGCGGCGATGCCCGCGCTTTGGGCCGTGGTCTTCTTGAGGACCAGCGACTCCTTGGTGAACTCGATGAACTTGGTCGGCGCCGCGAACGTGCCGTAGGTGGTCTCGTCCTTGATGCCAATCTGGGCGCCGAGCCCGGATCCGATCGCCATGGATCAGTCCTCCTTCTGCGGCGCCGGCTTGGCCGCGATGGTCTTCTTCGCCGCCGGCGCCTTCGGCTCCTCGACGGCCTCCCACGTTGCGGGCTGGCAGACGTAGCCCTCGAATCGCTCGTCAGGTACCTCGACAACCTCGTCCGGCTGTACCTGGCGGTCGCCGAGCTCGGGCACCGAGACCGGCTCGGGTCCGATCAAGCGCACACGCGCCATCTCTCTCTCCTCGTCAGATCCGGGCACGGCAGGACACCGTGAAGCCCAGGGCGGCCCGTGAGCCCTGGTCGGTGGAGTACTGGCGCAGTCCGCCAGCGGTCAGGTGCGCCCACAGGACGGTCCCGAGGAGGGTCGGGGCGTCGGGGGCGTCATCGCTGGCACGCAGGGCCAGTTCGATCACGCCGAGGATGTCGAAGAGACGGGTGCGCAGCACGGCGAATCCGTCGTCGCCGCTCCAGCAGTCGATGACGCCTGCGATCGCGATGTCCTCGTTGCGGCCACGCGCGCCGGCGTAGGCGAACTCCTGGGTGAGCTGGGCAGCCTGGTCGCCCTCAGGAGACCAGCCGACTACGAGGAGATCCTCGGTGGCCACGTCGTTCTCGGGCGGCCCGTCGACGACCGTGATGCCGGTCTGGAACTCGGGGCGCGCCTGAAGGATGGACACCAGTGCGGCGATGGCGCCGGGCAGTGCGGAGGTTGCCATCTACCCCACCGCCGGCGGAAGTCGGTCAGGGTCGAGCAGCTGCACGGCCCGGTTGGGGATGGCGAACCCGAGGCCGGGGATCGGTTCGGTGACGTCGTAGTCGTCGGTGCCGCGCTGCGGTCGGCCGGGTCCCTGCCGGGTGCGCCACAGGTGCTGGAGGATGATGCGGGCGGCGCCGCGGATGTTCGCCGAGACGATGGCTCGCCCCGCCGGGTAGGTGAAGCGCAGCGGTCCGTAGAGCATGCCGCCGTCCTTGCGGGTGACGATTCCCGTCTGCGGGTCGAGGTCGAGGTCGCCGACGTCGTAGGACGTGCCGCCCGTGCGCACGGCCACGACGCTCGTGAGGGACAGGGCGGGGATCTGCTCCAGCGCCACCGACCGGGCGGACCGGAAGTCGGCAGTCTCGACGACCGTGCGCACGACGACGGGGCCCACGAACTGCTCGACGGCCCGGGTGCACGCCTCGATCCAGTCGCGGATCTCTTCGTCGTCGCCCGTGTCGGTCTTCTTCAGGTGCCGGCGCCCGTCGGCCAGGGACATGATCGCGGGCGGGGCTGCCTCGCGGACGTCGAGCACGTCGGTGTACGCGTGCGTGGGCCCGGTGAACAGCCAGCGCACCGAGTGCCGGCCGGGGACCGAGGTGGCGTAGTCCGCCCTGTAGGTCCCGACGCCGGTGGCGCTCGGTGTCGGGGACGCTGTCGTGCCGTCCGGGAGCGTCACCGTGACGGCTGCGGTGGACGCCGTCGCCAGGACGCCGCCCGGATCGCGGCACTCGGCGGTCAGGCGCACGGTGGCGCCGAGGTCGAACGGCACGTCGCCCCCTACTCCGCGCTGCCGAGGATGCCCTTGCGCTTCTGGCCCTCGGCCTCGGCGGCCAGGACCCGGGCGCGCTCCTCGTCGTCGGCCGTCTTCAGGTACTCGACGACCTCCGGGGCCTTGTGCTGGCCCGGGTCGAACGGCTCGCTGTCCGGGCCGCCGTCGCCGTCGCCGTCGCTGGCCGGGACGGGCTCGGGTGGCGTCAGCGAGCGCGGTTCGCCCGGGTCAGCGGTCGCCTGCTCGACGGCTGCGCCCGATGCCCTCGCGCGTCGGTCAGCCTGTTGGCCCACGTGGAGGGCCACGTCCTCGAAGTGGATACGTGTTGCTCGGCTGTACGCCGGGTCGTCGGTGGAGACGAGCTCGCCGGCCGAGACGACGCGGGTGATGCCGTCGATCTCGGTTGCGAAGGGTTCGCGGCACCGCTTGATCTCTGCTGCCATGTTCTCGCTCCTCAGTGGGCCGCCGGACGACGCCGGGCCCCGGACATGACGCACGTGGCGCCGAACGTCCCGCCTGTCGATGCGCCGGATGTGGTGGCGACGATCCGCACATACCGCTGCGGTCCGACGTAGCCGACCTCGAACGTCTTGTCGTCGTCGGTCAGCGCGATGGTGGGCAGGGAGCCTTGGAGGCTCGCGGTGTCGACCGCGGTCCAGGTCGAGTTGTCCGGGCTGTCCTGCATGGTGATTGCCACGGAACCGTCGGTCAGCGTGCCCGTGTGGATGACGAACATGGCTGAGCGGAACGCATTGTTGTTGTAGTGCCGGTCGACGGTCAGCCCGTTGGCGGTCCCGTTGGTACGGGTTGCCACGGCCAGGGCTGGCCGGGCCACGCATTCGCTGTAGACGCTCCTGCGCATGAGGTCCTCTCTCTCCGAAAAGGGGGCAGGGGCCGGAGGAATACCTCGGGCCCCTGCCACAACTCGTCCGGCTGTCAGCCGACCTTGTTCATGCGGAACGCGCCGTCGTTCACGCTGTCCGCGCCGACGCGGTAGTAGGCGTACCAACCGCGCTGGCCGGTCGGCCTGCGGTTGGCGCCCACCAGGTGCTGGATGAACTCCACGGTCATGCCGATCCGGTCGGCGATCACGTAGTTCGAGAAGTCGCCGTAGATGAGGTTCCGGGACCCGGTGGTGACCGTGCTGGTCATCGCCTCCGCCTCGTAGGTGTTCCGGCCGAGCAGCTGGGCGGGCTGGTCTCCCTGCAGCTGCACCCACATGCCAGCGCCGCCCGCGGTGTCGAACTGCCGCACCACGTTGTAGATGGTGCGGTGGCCGAGCCACGAGGCGCCCATCCGATACCGGGCGGGCAGGCCGTTGTCGAGCCCGTAGATGGACGTGATGGGCAGCGTGTTGGTGCCCTGCGTGAGCTCCGCGCTGGTGCCGGTCAGGGCCGTGACAATGCCGAACGGCTCGCCCGAGCCCGAGCCCGAGACGAACTTCGTGGCCTCCAGCTCGTCCCGCCCGAAGGCGAGCAGACGAGCCACCTCCTGGGTGGCGTTCGCCTCGTCCTCCATCGCCTCGATGCTGATCGGGACGAAGCCCTGCGCCTTGCAGAGCGGGACGGTGGGCTGCGCGAACGTCGGCGCGTTGTCGCCAGCCTCGGTTCCTTCCGCCGTGAACGACCAGGACACCGAACCGGCCGAGACACCGTTCCACACGTCCCCAGTGGCGACGACCTGACGGGCGACCTGACGGATCTCGTTCAGCGACCCGTTCGCCGTGATGATCACGGTGGGGTCGAGCTGGAACGGAACCAGGTAGCCACCGGCCGTGTCGGTGAGGGACATGGCGCGCTCCAGCGCCTGCTGCTCCTCGACGGTGATCATGTGTCCACGGCCGGTCGCGACCTTGGCCCAACCTCGCAGGTACTCCGGCGAAGAGGTCGCCAGGCACATGCGGGCGATCCGCGAGTCACCGTCGTCCCACCGCTCGATGATCTGCGTCGCGGTCTGCCGCACCGTGTCGTTGGCGCCACCCATCTTCTCCACGGCGCACAGGGCCCGCGCCCGGAGCTCCTGCCCGATCTGGCCCTTGGAGCGGGCGAAGGTCCGTACCTCGGACAGGTCCCACGGGTTGCGGAACCGCATGTCCTCGATGGAGTCCGGGTTGAGGATCGGGTCGCGGTCGTAGGAGTCGCGGCTGTTGACCGGGGTGCCTCGCTCCACGGCGAGCGCGGCCGGCGCCCGATCGGTCGCCTGGGTCGCCGCGCGGACCCGCTCCAGG